AATCTTTTCTAGATGGCGGGAAAAAACCGTTTGGTCGTCCAGCCTTTGTAGAGGAAACAAGAGTTACGGGAGGCGGTCCACCACCACAACGAACTGTTGTTGGTACAGGAGTGTTCAAAAGAGGTAATATTACCATTAGTGATAATGGAAGAGTATTAACATTCAAAAGTGGTACAAAAGTACAAGACATAATAGAAGAAATAATTCTATTAAGTGATTATGGCAGAAAAATTGTTGAGGCAGAACCTGACAAAAATGGAATGATACCTTGGTTTAGGATACAAACTGACGTTTATAATATCACTGACCATGAACAAATGGCACAGACAGGTACATTTCCTAAAGTTTATGTTTTTCGAGTCATGCCTTATAAAGCTCATATAAGCAGAACAAGTAGCACTACAAAAGCAAGCCCAGGTTTAGATAATTTGAAAAAAGAAGTTATCAAAAAATATGATTATATCTACACTGGTGAAAATGATGATGTACTTAATTTTAATATAAAATTTGATACAGCGTTCTTTTCAGCAATTACACCATTTGGTGGTAGAGATAGTGCTGGTAATAAAAATGAAGACGAAGATGCAGCAGGTGACAAAAAGAAAAGTGAAACATATGTTGTAGCTGACGGAGATTCTACAGGAGCAGTTAATGGAAATGCTACATCAAAAGAATTAACAAAAGCCGAATCAGGAAAAATCGGTGGAGGCAATTTATCAAATGCAAAAACACAAATTGCTAGGAATTTTAACGATGCACTTGTAAATTCACCCGTAGATCTAGTAACAGCAGATATGACAATTTGGGGCGATCCGTATTATGTAACTGACAGTGGATTTGGAAACTATACTGCAAGGCCCACAAATTATATTAATATTACCGAAGATGGAACTATGGATTATCAAAGTAGTGAAGTAGACATCGAAGTTAATTTTAGAACGCCACTTGATTACAATCCTAATGGATCATACATGGATTTTCCAGGAGGAGGAACAAAAACTGTAGGACAATTTAGTGGCTTATATCAAGTTATTATGTGCTTAAACGAGTTTTCGCAAGGAATTTTTACACAACAACTCAAACTTATACGTAGAAGAAATCAACCTGGACTAGATACTAATGCAGAAGCTGTAGATGTAGGAAATCAATTGATGCAAACCAAAAGTGAAACAGATGAAGTTACTACAGACACAGGTGGAACTAGTGCTAATGGTTCCACTGCAAATGGCGGAACTACTACAACTACTACTAAATCTACAAGCTCAACAACAACTAGAACAAGTAAAACGACATCAACTAGCACACAAACAGTTACTGAATCCGGCGGAGGTGTTACTGTGAGAACACGTAGTTCTGCACAAAATAACAGAAAGTTATCTCCAGAAGTAGAAAAAAGAATAGCAGCAAAACGAGCTAAAAGAAATGGACGTAATGATTATCTAGATGATTTTCCTGGATAACAATGGACTAAGGATGAAAAATGAGTAGGCAAATAAAAAGAACAAGACGTCCATCCTGGATGGCAGGGAGTGGTCCGTATATTGGTAGGATTATTAACCATCTTGATTCTGAATATATGGGCGCAGTTGAAGTTGAAATATTAAAAATAACTGAAAATGGAAATCCAAGCACTGCTGTAGGATCAGGTTATCAGCTACCTTGTTATTATGTTTCTCCTTTTTATAATGTTACTCCGAGACAAGGAGTAAAGAAAAATGAAGGATACGAATACACACAACAAAGTTCAGGTTTTTGGGCAGTACCACCTAACGTTGGTACTAGGGTAATTGTTTTGTGCCTTGAAGAAAACTTTGGTTTTGGTTACTGGTTAGGCTGTGTTCAAGACCAGTACATGAATTTTATGGTGCCAGGTTATGCAAGTACAACCTATAATAACACAGATACTACAAAAGCAAAACCTGTAGGAGAATTCAATAAGGAATTAGAAACAGCCATCGGTAGAGATCCTACGCAATATATAAAACCTGTAAGCTCTTTAGCAGACGGTATAATTCAATCACAAGGACTAGATTCTGATACAATCAGAGGAACTACAACTTCTAGTGCTAGACGAGAAGTTCCTAGCATGGTATTTGGGTGGAGCACACCAGGCCCATATGATAAACGACCTAATAAACCCAAAGCAGATTATGGACCTGAGTTTGCAAGAAGCAGTGTACCTTTCAGTAGACTTGGCGGCAGTAGTTTTGTAATGGACGACGGTGATATGACTCTGATGCGTAAAAAATCAGCAAGTGAAGGACCGCCCGAATATACAAACACTGAGTTAGGAGATAGTTCAGGCGACCCTACACTACCGCACAATGAATTAATTAGATTGAAAACACGAACTGGTCATCAGATTCTGATGCACAATACTGAAGATTTGATTTATATTGGTAATGCCAAAGGTACTACTTGGATAGAAATGACAAGCAATGGTAAAATTGATATCTATGCTCAAGATAGTGTAAGTGTGCATACGGAAAAAGATCTAAACATAACTGCTGATAGAGATATTATTATGAAAGCTGGTAGAAATATCTGTCTTACAGCAGGAAATGATGGAAGAATTACAGCAGGCGAAGGAACGCATATTACTGCTAAAACGCACACAGAAACTGCACCAGATGCAATTCATATGAATGGACCAACTGCATCACCTGCATATTCTCCATTGCGTACACCACAACACGAGCCGTGGTATGGACATGAAAATTTAAACCCAACAGAATTTACACCAGATAAAACTGATGCAGATCCATCAGCAGGTAACACAATAATTGCTGTTGATAAAAATGGCGCGGTTTATGCAAATAATTTTGAAGCAGATTATGTGCCTATTTCAGATACATTTAGGAAAAGTAGATAGGGTAAATACTGTATGAGCACTTTAGAAAAAAATCTATACAAACAAATTACTGTTAAAGGTACCAAACGCAGTGAAGGTCAAGGTGTTGGTAGCCGAGCCTATAGAGGTATCAGCACAGTAAATCCTGAAAATTCTAGCACAGTGCTATATGATCTTGCACTAATAAAGCAAGACTTACTTAATCATTTTCATATTAGACAGGGCGAAAAACTAAGTGATCCAGAATTTGGAACAATTATCTGGGACGCATTGTTTGAACCTCTTACTGATGACATGCGTAATGCTATCAAAGACAATGTAACTGAAATTGTTAATTATGATCCTAGAGTAAGCGTAAATAATATTGTAGTAGATCAATATGAAAGTGGTATTCAAATAGAAGTTAGTCTTGTGTACCTTCCATACAATATTTCAGAAAGTTTACAATTACGCTTTGATGAAAATGCAGGGTTTCTTGCCACATAATTAAGTACGCAGATAATTCATTTCGCTAAATATACTTATAAAGGAAACTGACTATGTCATCAACAGATAGACAAAATAGATTATTAGTTGCTGAGGATTGGAAAAGAATCTATCAAAGCTATAGAAACGCTGATTTCAAAAGCTATGATTTTGACAATCTTCGCAGAACTATGATTGCGTATCTAAGGGAAAATTATCCTGAAGATTTTAATGACTATATTGAAAGTTCAGAATACTTAGCTATTATTGATCTTATTGCTTTCTTAGGTCAAAATTTAGCGTTTAGAGTTGATCTGAATGCAAGAGAAAACTATCTTGAACTTGCAGAGCGTAGAGAAAGTGTTCTTAGGCTTGCTAGATTACTTTCATATAATCCAAAAAGAAACCAATGTGCTAATGGACTATTAAAAATAGAAAGTGTTTCAACTACTGAAGATGTCATAGATTCAAATAATATTAACCTTGCTAACCAAACAATATTATGGAATGATCCTAGTAATTCAGATTGGAATGAACAATTTACAAAAATTCTTAACGCTGCTTTACCAACCAACGGTACATTTGGCCGTCCTGTAAAAACACAAACAGTTAGCGGTATACCAACAGAGCAGTATAGATTCAACACAACAAACGCCGATGTTCCTGCTTTTAGTTTTAGTCAAAATATT